CCGCAACGTCTGTTTGTGATAAAAGTTCTACTTGGTCTATAACACCAAGTTGATATAATTCTTTATAATATTCAAATCTAGCCCATCTGTTAGAAGGCAGTGTAGAACCAGATACTACCACTAAATCATATTTACCAACAGTAACATCATTAGTTCTTCCTACAATATATCCAGAAACATCTGTTATAGGCATATTAATTTGTTGTTCATCAGGCTCTTTACGATTAGGTCTTAATATTCTAATAATTTTTTCATCAGTATAATATCCTTGTATATAGTCTATAACTACTTTACCAAGCATATTTAAACCTGCTTCTATATCATCTTTCTTAGACCTTATACGTCTTTGTCCAAACTCATCAAGAGCAACTGTGCCTTTGTAAGTTTGAGGGGCAGCGCTTTGGTCACCTTGCATTAGAGCATAAATTCCTAATATCTTTTCTATATCTGCTTTAGCATCTGCTTCATTTTTATATAACTCATTTGGTAAAGGTACTGGACCTGCTACAATAGGTTGACCAAGTTCAGGGTCAAACTCTACAACAGCGGTGCCAGCTCTGCCCCACTCTTCCTCAAGTTTTTGCTTATTCATTGAGCCTCTTGGAATAAGCAACTTGACATTGGTCGAGCTAGATGCATGAGCAACAATTAAACTTCTAACTTTATTAATATATTGTTGTAAATTTTTAACGTGTCTAACATCTGACATAGGAAATGGATTTCTATTATGTCCATTCATAAATATTACACACGGATAATTTTCTATAGGTTTAACTACAGTATATAATTCTTTATCTCCAACAGATACAAAACATCTTATATGCGTTCTAAGTGTTTCTACTGCAACAATTCTTTCATCATTAATTAAATTGCCTTTTGTAATTGGAGTAATTTCAATAGTAGTACCAGCAATACTATTTGGCTCTAATGACGCTCCTGGCATTATCATCTCTTGTCCAGTCTCAGGGTCTAAAGCCATAGAAATTAAATTACCATGTTCATTTGCAATCCCAAGCCATTTACGAACTTCGTTTATTTCTGTTATTATCTTTTCCCCATCTTTATCATTAAGCATAACTGCTGGTTCTTTTTGATATTCTTCATACTGCTTTTCATCTAATATTTTTTCTTCAGCACTAAATGGGTCATAAATTCTTATATAAGAAATCTTTACTTTAGTATATCGTTGACATAATTCTAATTCTCTATCTTGGTCTAATGTTCCAGATAATCTACCTCTATTATCATATGGTATAGTTGCTTCATCAAGCAGCTTACCTCTGCTAGTAGATTTGTCTGCAAGCATAGATGTTTCAGTAGATTCTTTAATTATTTCTGCATATTCTGGATAATCATGTATTAGTTGTGACTCCATCACTCTTTTACCAATAATAATATGATTAGCATCTTGACAGAAAGGGTCTTTAGCAGAAGGGTCGATATAAACATCAAGAGGGTCAACAGCCTCTAGCTTTATTTCGCCTTTACCAAAATCACACATAGGGTCAAAGTATGCGCATAAAACTCCCATACCTTTAACGTAGTAATCATCAATTGCTTGTTTTAATTTTACATTACCATCATTTAAATCCCATACGTACGACATTAAATCAGATATTGCTCTGGCTGTACCAGTATCACTATCTTCTCTTGCTATACATTGGAATCTAGGTCTATGAGTAGTAAGTAAAGCTTTTGCTTGCTCTACTGCTGGGTATATTACATTTACTACAAGAGGTTCTTGAGCTCTAGCTCTTAAGGATTTAATCTGTTCATCAGTCCATTGTTTTCCATTACGGAACTCATTGTCTTCAACTGCTTGACCAGCCCATTCTGTTCTAGCTCCAGCGTACTCACGCAATAAATCTTCTGTTATTTGAACTTCTCTAGGTTTTTCTGCCATGACAAGAGTTAATATACTATAACGTCATAGGTTTAGTGCAAACCTTTTTTTTAACTTGTCATCCAGTCTATAGGATTATTTAACTTTCTTGTCATCATAGCGTGTTCTTCTTTGTTAATTTTATCGTGTGTAGGCGCATAAGTTTTTTTATTTGCATAATAAAGTCCATCAAGCAAATCATCATGCCTTCCTCTAGGAAAGAGCAAAAGTTCATCTTTAAGTTCTTGCATGTCATCTAACAAATAAAATTTACCTTGTGCGAAGTAGGGTTGTAGTTGTTCTAAACGAACTGATTTAGAATTTCTAGGGGTTTCTTTTATTTCAAGTCCAGGTATAAATAAATTTTCTTCTTCACATCTAGTCTTTAAATATTCTCTAAGCATTTCTTGGTAACCAACAGACTCAATACGAACCTTGTCTGGTTTATATAATTTAAACTGTTGTATAATTGCTTCTGCTAAATTCATAGGTGTAGCACGTTTTTGATAATAAGGCAACACATATCTATTACCTTTTTTATCAATTGCAATCGTAACTATAGTAGAATAGTCAGCACTTTTATTAATAGATGATGCTGGGTCTACTCCCATAAATATATTAACAGGCTTATGTTCTAAATCTGTTTCGCCATTTATACTTTTAAATTCCATCATCGCATTATCATCTTCATCTCTATAATATTTACCTTCATATGTTTTAAGGTATTTAGGTTTAAACAATTGGTCTTCATCACCAACTATCTCACATAAATATTCTCTGTAAAATACAGATACTCTACCAATAGATTCTAATTCCTCCTTTTTCTGCTTTAATTTTTTAATAGGTTGCCACTCCTCCCAAAGTGCTTTACCATTAGCCATATCTGGAGAAAAGTGCATATTATGCCACCCCTTCATTTCTTTCAAAGTTTCAACCATGCATCTTTGATGTTGAGGAGTACCAATAATAGCGATACGACCACGGACTGGGTCCAATGATGGAACAGCGCTTTGTAGCAACCATCGCAGGTTAGTTTCCATTGCTTCAGCAGTTTTAGTGTTGTTTTCGTCTTCAGGGTCATCTACAACAATTAAAGTAGGTCGCTGATTTCCTACCTTAATACCCCTAAGTTGTTGTCCTGTACCTTTACACATAATAACAGAACCATCTTTTAATTGTATTTCTGATTTAGCCCAAGACTTAGCAGAGTTCATTCCCCAATAACCAAATACACTTCTAAAATTATTAGAGTAATCTAATGTATCTTTTATAGTACCAAGTAACTTTACTGCGTGGTCTTGCGTTCTAGATATAAGCAATATTAATTTAGGACCTTCATCAAACATTAAATGATATAGCGGAAATATGCCACCTACAACAGATGACTTAGCATGTCCACGAGGCGCAATAATATTTATTTGTTTAACAAGTTCATCTTGTAATATAGATGCAATATCAAAATGAAACTGAGGCGAAGCCGAAGAAAACATATTAGGCATTACAGTCTTACCAAATAATATCATATTGTTTCTTAGTTTATTTAATATAACACTATTCTTCTGCATCTAAAGGACTTTCTGTTTTTCTTTGCAATTTCATTTTACTTTCATTTTCTTCTATCTCATCTAGTAATTTAGTACTGCTACCTATTTCTAATGTGTCAGTTACTACTTTCTTACTAGGTTTCATTTCTAATAAATCTTGTAAGTTGTCTGCTGCTTTAAGCAGATTACCTGCATCAAGTTTATTCTTAGCAATCTCTATTGCTTCTAGCATTGTATCTAATACAAATTCTTCAGTTACACCTTTATTAACTAAAACTTCTTTTAGTTTCTTATCTACCATGTCTTTTACAACCTCCTGTTTTAATAGTCTTCTTACTGTTGCAGCAGGAGTCTTCTGGTCAGGTCTATATATATTACCAAGTATATCCCAATCAACAGGTTTATTAGATAACAACTGCTCTACATATGCAGTTATTAAATTTTTAGTACGTGTCTTACCTAATTCTTTCTCTGCCCAGTTTCTAGGCTTAATAGATGCATATGAGTTATGCTCTTTATTTTCTATATAAATTATTTTAGAATTTTTAGAAATCCAATTAGCACCATAACACATCTTTACAAATGTTTTGGTTCTTTTATGTTTATCAGTATAAGTCTTTCTACCAATACATTCACCAATAAAACCATCATCACTAATACCATAATCACCCACCTCTACTTCTTTCCAGTGTACAAAAGGTATATTCTTTATCTCTGCTTCTGATTCTGAGTATAATGGATATACTTTAAATGTTCCATTAACTTTTCTTTTAACTTGTTCCATATTATTCCACATCTTTTATTTGTTTAGGCTTAGCAGGTAAGATAACACTATCTTTTAACTCTTGTAATAACTCTTTATCTAACTTCATATGTTTTACAAATTTACCATTACCTGTATATGCACTAATCATTTTAATTTTTATATGCTTACCATACTTGTCAGGTACTAGCTCTGCTTGTTTTATATAATAAAATACATTGTCTCCTTGTGCCATACATCTCCTTTTACTTATAAGTCTTACCTATAAGTCTTACCTATAGGTCTTACCTATAAGGTTCTACATATATATACTAACCTTATAGTACTTATATAGGTTAATCCATACTCTCAGGCTTTTTAAGTAACCCTTTTAAATTAAGTTTAGCCGCTATAATGTTCTTAATGATTTCAACCTCTGACTTAGTGTAAGCCATTCTTAGGTCTATCTGTTCAGAATCTTCCTTTAAACCTTCTAGTTCATCTTCTGTAGCAGATATACTACCTTCTAGTTCTCCAGTTATAGCATTAAACACGTCATATGTTTTCTTCTTCTTACTCATACCATAATATACTCTCAAGTGGATGAGAGTAGCAAGACATAAAAATATATGTAGAATGAGAGTGGGAGGGGTAAGTTAGTACCACCCCCCGTTGGTTCAGGGGTTAGGGGGTTCCATTCGGTTGAGTTCATTTGTTCCTTACATATATGAACTCAGGTTTGTTGTCTACACCTGTGTGTCAAGCACACACACACCGTATGTATCTAACGCACCACACTATATATATATCTCCCCTGTTTATGTATATATCTATTAATCCACACATACATAGGAGAGTAGACAGTAGTCTTTCTCCCTTGTTTGTGTATTGTTAACAATTAAACAGGAGTAAATATGAAACAGTTATATAAGTTCGTTGGTTCACATCTAGCATTTGCTAGACATCATTTCTTAGAGGGTTACCGTTCTACAAAGCAAGAGTTGCATAAAGAAAAGTTTCAAGCAACAGTAGTACAACCTAACCAGCCTCAAGGCGATAGAGAGCAGGACCACGTTGAGCCATCATATGGCACAGAGTTCTAAACATAAGGGGGTAAGACATTAGTCTTGCTCCCTTTTTTATGTAAAAGGAAAAGATATGGGGAAAAGTAATGGGTCCTCTACATAAGTCTTGAAGCAGTAGAGCAAGGTTCAATTCCTTGTGACTCTATATCTTTTTCCTCTTTTTATAGTATAAAAACAAGGAGTAAATATGTTAGCGTGTGAAAAAAATACAAGACATGAAAAATATAATGTTGAAACAGTAATAAATACAGATTATACAAAGAAAATCTTAGCACAACAATTATATAATGCTTTAATAATTGTCTCAGACACTTATAAAGACAAAGAGGTAACTTTTGTTAATGATAATGGTGTAAATAAAACAGCAGTTACTAGTGGAAGACACGATGAAAAGTATAATGTAGTTTATATGATAAGAGCAATGTTAAAAAATAAAAACTCTTTACATAAAAAGACTGTTAAAATACTTGATATAATTCATAATCAACTATGTAGTGAGGGATTTTAGGAGGTGTGAAAACACTTCCTTTTCTCCCTTTCTTGTGTATTTTATTAATAAAAACAAGGAGTAGTAAAAATGGATTATTTTGTTTTAGATGAAACACCTGTTCATACACCTGAGGGTTGGTGTGTAATAATATATAGCCTATTTACAATGGACGAAATGCGTAGAGTTTATG